CCCTGCCTTCTAACAGGCATCAGGAGTGGTCTATCTACCTTGAGGCTTATAAGTTAGGGCTAATAGATAAAGTTGAGGCTTTAAAGAAATCAGAAATTTTTGATAAGGAAGGCATATTGCAACGAGAAGGTGAAATGAAGAAAATGGCTGGAATGATACAGCAGTTGCAAGACCAAGTTAAATCGCTTTCCGGAGACTTGCAGACAGCACAAAGGGAATCAGTGCAAGACCGAAAACGCGTCGAAGTTGAGAAGTTTAAAACTCGACTTAAAGGCGACGAACTGGATGGAAGGGCGCGCACACAGCGTAGCCTTGACAAGCTCGAAACTGAGGTGAAGTTACAGGTTCAAAAATCGCAAATGGAGAGCAATGCTCAAAATGGCGGTTTGAATAAAACTTCCTCGTAAACATCTAAGGAGTAGAAAATGGGAGAGAATCTCAATGCCTTAACAGGCAATCCAGCCGCATCGGATATCGTCGGAACGATGGTAGAAGAACAAGGCGGCGAGCCAGTTTCTGAACAGGAAACTAGTATGGAGACGGAGCAGGAAATGGAACCTTCGGCTTCTCAGGAAGGTGTATCCGATGAGGGTGCGCAAGATTGGGAAACGGAAGCAAAAAAGTTCCAGAGCCTATATGATAAGACAAAATCAGACCTTGATAAAGCGATGCCTATTATCAATACGCTTACTCAGAGGCCGGATATTGTAGAGGCTGTAGGTACGATGCTTACTTCAGAAAGTAGAGAGTCAGAGGGGAGTAATAGTAATCAAAATGAGGTAACGAAGGAAGATTACGACCCTTGGGATGCTGGAACGGAACCCAATTCTGTTAGCTATCAACATCAGCAAAGCAGGATTGATAAACGGGTTGACGAGCGAATGGAACAGAAGATGGAAGGGATTAGGCGAAAGGAAGCAATCAGTGAATTAAAAGGCAAGATGAAGTCAGACTATGATATGTCCGACAATGAAGCTGGTGATTTTATTGAATTTGTGACTAAACCTAAAGCCGAACATACTGTTGACGATTTGCAACAACTGTGGAGGATAACTAGAGGTAGGGTAGCTGGTGAGCCGAGCGAAAATATTAAAGTAGCTCGTGAAACCCAGAAACAACCCATGCCTGCTGGTGTTCTCCAGGGTGGTGAACCCGCGAGGCAGTCCGATGAGCAAGCGGTTATCGACGGTGTCGTAGCCGCCGCAAAACGCGGACGGACTCAATGGTAATTAATAACAAACAAAGCATGAGGTAGTACAATGGCATTCAATAGTGGTATAATGACCTCAGGTACTCCGGGACAAGCCCTGGGGACAGCAGGTGGTTCAGTAGCCGCAAATTTAGATAGTACAAGACGACTATTTAATTTTGGTGAAAGAATCGCGGAATTGGCTCCAGAGCGTTCGCCGTTCTTTACTTATTTAAGTAAAGTGTCGAAAGTTCCAACGGATGACCCTGAATTCAAATACCTGACTGACCGTACAAAAATCAGCTGGACTAATAGAACCTTTGTTATCACTGCCGCTAAGGCAAATGACAATGCGGCTCTTAGTACTGGCGATTTAGATGCTAACGACCCTGTTTGGTTCGACCATACCACAGAGAGCGGTCTTCCGACCACTCTTATTCCTGGCATGGTTATCGAGGTAGAAAGGGTTGTTGGTAACATTCCTAAACCAGTTGTGATGAAAATTGAGGCCGTAACGGCTGAAGCAACAGGTGCTGGCGGAAGTTACGAGGTCAAGGCGAGCGTTGTTGAAAACAACGGAGACCCTGATACGACCATCGCAAATGGTTCGGTTGCTCAGGTTATTGGTACTGCATTTGGCGAAGCTACTCAATCCCCGGCATTCTTTACTGAAGAACTCGGGTCAGACTACGGTATGACTCAGATTTTCAAGACTGCCTGTGAATGGAGTGGTTCTACTCTTGCTACTCGTTATCGTGGATATCCCAGCGAGCGTGATAGAACATGGGCGGCAAAGCTCATTGAACACGCTGTGGACTTGGAACGCGCTATGTTGTTTGGACAAAAAGGTGTTGTAAATAGTATCCGTTATTCTGACGGTGCTGTTTCTGGCGCTATCCGTACAGCAATCGCAGGTTCTGGTTTCAAAACAGGTACAACGGCTTGGGCCTATGCATCTGGCGCATCCTATTCTGCAATGTCTTACGACCAGTTGTTGGCAGACTCAGAAGTTCTTTTCGACCCTGCACGTGGTGGGAGTTCCGATAGGCTAGTTCTTTGTGGATTACCTGTGATTACCTGGTTTAATAAACTGGGTGGATTCAACTTAAATAATGCAAGTATTGGCGCTTCCGATTCGGATGAGTCAACCAATCCATTTATGCTTGATATCCAAAACATCAAAGGTCAATTCGGTCATAAGGTTATGTATATTGATACTGTTCACGGTTCATATGCTCTTGTAAAAGAGCCTATATTCCGGGCAAACAGTGCTAATTACATGGCTATTATTGACATGAGCAAACTTGCTTATCGTCCACTAGTTGGTAATGGAGTATCAAGGGACACGCACATTATGACAAATGTTCAGACACCTGATAAAGACTCTCGGTTAGATATGATTCTTACTGAGGCTGGTCTTGAATTCGGATTGCCTGAGTGTCACGCAGTCTATGACTTCCGTTAATCTTGAATTAATGGATAAGGATAGGGAGTGTCAATTTTGTGGCACTCCCAATCCTAATGATAACTTTCATTGCGTTTCTTGCGATAA